AAGTAGAAAAATTTGCTGATTAAAAATTTGAAAATTAAAATTTTAAATAAAAAAATTTAAAAAGGCATCAAAAAAAGCTATGCAATTTTGCATAGCTTAAATATGAAAAAAATAAAAAAATTAATGGTGCTGGTGGTGGGAAGTAAGCAATATTAATAATTACAGCAACGCCTTAAATAGCAACATTTACGACCATAAAAAAAGATAAAACGATATATGCGTTGCCCACACGTTGCCCACATTAAAATAATAAGACTTAAATTTTTTAATAATAATAAAATATGAAAATTAATCAAATTATAAAGTTAGCAAAAAATAATAAAATAATCCTTTTAAAAAACTTGACATAATTAAAAATAACTATTATAATTAAAACAATAAAACATATTTTTATTAGTAACGTAAGACGTGTTGAAATACTAAAAATTAAAATGTTTCATTGATTAATAACATTAGATGTATTTAAACGTTTCGTTGATTAATAATATAAAATGTTTTAAAACAAAAAGGACTATTGATTTAGTCCTCTTTTTTTTATCTTCATTCATAATCCAATTTTATCTTACATAAGCCAAATATTATTAATTATATACATAAGCCAAATTATAATAATTTAAACCTTATAAGCCAAAATATCAGTTATAGCTCTGAAAACAAGCCAATCGTTTGTATTTTAGCCTATAAGCCAATTAAATAATTAAGTATACCAATACTATTCCTTTAAAAATAACTTCCGCCTTAAAATATAGCTTTATTGCTCCAATTTACTTTCTAACGCTTCTACAATTATATCTTTCATACTTTTTCCAGTTTTTTCACTTACTTCTTTTAATCTATTATATAAATTTCCTGGAATTAATAAACTAAATGCAATATTTCCCTCTTCTTCAAGTTCAAAATATTTTTCATAATCATCAGCGTCTAAATTTTCTTCCGCCCATTTCTTTGCTTCATTTATTGTTATAGGTGTTATCTTAGAACTACCAGTCCAGTTACTATTTCCAGAAGGAACTGCATAACTTGACATTGCACCGCCTGAACCATATAAGAAAAATTCCCCTGTTTTTTTTCTATAAAGCTCCTCACATTCGTATTGAAATTCACCGTATCTGTGTCCATTAGTCCATTCTCCAACAAGTTCTGCTGTTTCTGTGTCGTATCTTTTACCATTAATAACCTTATTCATTGTTTTTCTCCCCTTTTTTTCTTTATTTCTTTCTTACTTATATAATACTATATTATATTTACATTGTCAATATATACTATGTAAATATTTAAATAAACCAATTTATATAAAAACTACAATAAACATAAAATTAAAAATAAGCACAAAAAAAGACACCCCAGGGACATAGATAATTAATCTAGTCTTATTCCTTCCCGATTGTCTTTTTGTCTTAGTCTGTCGTAACATAACTAATTGTTCGTTTATATTATACTTTACAAAATATAAAAAAGCTACCTGTTAATCGGGTAGCTTAAAGGTATTGCCTTATTTAAATTATACTTTAACAATAAAAAAATCCCACCATAAAAGGCAGGAAATTTTAAATATCTTTCGTGCTATTCGGATACTTATATTATACCGCAAATAAAAAAGACCACCAGCCAAAAGCCAGTGGTCGTGTAGAAATTCGGTAATCAACCATATATAGTTTACCTGTCATTAATATTATACTATTTTCGTTTATCAACTTCATCTTCAATCCCGTTTGAGATATATTCATCTAAATCTCCCAAGGCTTCATTTAACAGTTGTTTTCCTTCATCTCCTAGGATTTTTAAAACTGTTTCAAAAACCTCATCTTTTACTTTTTTACCATAAGAAGCTGTAAAAGTCCCATCTTCTTTTGCATTATTAACTATAACTTGGTTTGCTGCTCCTACTGCTCTTCTTATAATCTTATCCAGCCTTTCTAAAGCATAACTTATTTTTTCATTTTTAATCTCTTTTGTACATTCTTTGCTATAATTTAGAAAAGTAATTATGCTATATACAATCAAAACTGCTAACATACCGATTACAAACATTTTTAAGTTATTATCCATATTATCTCCTCAATTATTTAACACATTCTACTATTCTTTTTCCATTCTCATTTAAAGGTATATTCTCAATCTTTTTATAGACATCCATATATATTTCTCCTTTATCTCCATTGTAGGTAAATTCATAGTAATATGCACCTTTTACAGGTGTACTCATCAAGCACTTACTGTTTTGTAAAGTTTTGCAAGTCCAAACAGAAAATACGTCATCTGCATCTATATCTTCTTTTATATCTACTCTTTTATTTTCATATTCAGCAACTTTCCTTTTACATAATCTTAAAAATTTTTCATTTGTTATCATTGTATTTCTCCTTTTTTTTATCCACTAAAAAAGCGACTACTTATGTAATCGCTTAAAATTTTTATTTACTTAATTTATATAAAATTAATTGATTTAATGATGTATTTTCTATTTCCGCTTGTTCTGACAAAAATTTGTGTAAACTTTTTGGAATCCTAGCTAAAATTCTACCTGAATACTTCTCTTCTATGGGTTCTGGAATATCTTCTCCATCTTCTAGCCTATCTTCGATTGACATCTCTAACACTTCATAGATGTTTTTGTACAATTCTTCAATAGTATTTCCTACCGTTTTCACATCATATAATTCTTCTACCCTGCCAACATAATAATGACCTGTTTCATCATTAATTTCTTTTGTAATAATCGAATAAGGTAGTGATAAATAATAATCCAAGTTTTTCTTCATTTCATTTTATACAAATGGGGTGCTAATTTTGTAGACAAGTCCTAAGACTCATCTACAATTTTTAAAATATCCTCAACAAAATATCTTTTCATAGGATTTTCAGATAAAACTAAAGTAAACCACATTCCATCACTTTTTCTTTTAAAGTGTTTATGTGAACCTTTAGTATTTCTGTGCTCAAAACCTAAGTATAATAATATTTTTTCGGCATCTTTTGGATTTATGCCGTTAGGTTGATTCCTCATTTTTTCAATGAGCTTAACATCTTTATTTCCCATTTGCACCTCCTTTACTATATGATACTATATATAATATCATAAGTCAAGTAAATAATAAAAAAAGAACAGCTTGAGCGTACTGTTCTTGTGCATATGGGAATGTGTCTGTTAAGTTATCTATATAATACTATATATAATACTATTAGTCAAGCTTTTTAATTAAAACTTAATCCAAGGTGTCGTATCCCCACTTAATCTCCTGCAAGCAACATATCTTCTTTGACCAGAGCTTGCTCCAATATAGGAAATCCATCTATAACCATCACCCTCCCAGACTTGGTCGTAATGTATTGGTTTATTTTTTTGATATTGTGCAACAATAGGAGCATTAGTATTAGGAGCTGACCTCACATTGCATACAGCTTGTGTAACTCCTGTCCAATTTTCGTATTTGATAAACTTTGGACTTGTCTTATTAGAGCTTGTACTCACTTTTTTAACTTCTGGATAAACTTGTTTTCCGTTATTATCAAACACCTTATATCCGTTCTTTTTTGCCAAATCTATTGCACTATTAAGATTTTTAAATGCTCCCTTTTGACTCTTACTATCTGCCCAAGTTTTTCTAACTCTATAAAGATTAGATGTACTTGCTCCATTTCCACCCCTTAATCTTTTATTTACTTCTTGTGCAATATATGAAAACTTGCTTCCAAGATAAGGGCCAGGACAAGATGTTTGAGAGTACCATTTGTGCATTTGTAAAACTCCATCTTTCCCACCTGTATAGGTACAATTTTTAATCCCATTACGTCTGCATATATCTGTAACTAAATCTATAAGAGTATTCAAAACCCCATCGCTAACAAGCCAATTACCACCATATTGACAGTTAGAAACTTCTATTGTTACAGCACGGTTATCGCACCATGAGCTAGAAGTTGTCCACGCTCTGTTTACTTCATCGACAACTAGCACTACCTTGTTATCATTTCCTATTCCATAATTACAAGACGCTTTCCTAGATGTAGATTTAAAAACACTACCAATACCAGCAGCTGTTAAAACACCCGCTGTATGGTGGATAGCTATCTTTGTTATAGGATTTTCCCTTCTTCCACTATGGTTTGGACTGTAACTTACTAGATTTACTAAACTACTATTACTCATTTATACCTCCTTGTGAAGTTCCTTGTGAAATTGTATTGCCTATATTTCAACACTTTATCCACATTGTGTTATTTAATGTGTTTATTAGTGTGTACTAAAAAAGGACTAGATTTTACCTAGTCCTAAGCACTTTTATCAATATCGTCTGCTATATCATCAATTTTATTATTTAATATCGTAACATCTTTTTGTATCTGATTTACCCCTTGCTTAATCTCAGCAAGGGTAGCCCCGGAAGAAGAATTGTGTACCTCTAATTTTTCTCCTAGACATCTTACTTCGCCCTTGTTGGTTTCGATTGATTGTGTTACTTTTTCTGTAAGTTTTAAAATTTTATCGTTATTTTCTTTCTGTAGCTTTCTGTCCTCTGCTCTTTCGCTTCTTTTTATGCTAGTATCTTCCATATATACTTTCAAAAAAATCGCCGCTATTACTACCAGAGGACCATTTTTAATTAAAGCACTTGCTATCATAGTCCATTCCATATTATACCTACTTTTCTTCTATTCTTGGTGTCATTTTTATCATCATTATTTGTTGGTCTGTTAGCATATCCATTTTCTTTGCCATATCAAGATAGGCTTCATCAATTTTTCTTTCTGCCCAGCAAAACATACAATATTTAAAAAACCATGTGTTGTCCATAATCATTCCCCCTTTCTTTAAAATTTCTAATATTTTTAAAATTAGATAATCTTTTGAATCTATTTCTAAATCATCAGTTGGAAATAACATTCCCAACATTAAATCGTCTTTGTCTACTCCCTCTATCCATTTATTGCCATCAAACTTTGCTTGTATTAATGTAGTATCTGGAGGAATTGTTGTAAAATCAAATTCTTGTTTTTCATCAATATTTAGATAAGTTGTCCCAATAAAAAAGCCTTTATCGTCTAAGATAAAGACCTTTTCTAAATTATTTTCTTCTGCCATCACAATTCCTCCTGTGCTTTAAAATAGAAGCTAAAATAACAATTAAATCCATTACTTAGCTCATTTCCAATACTTTTTATTCCTTTATAATAAATTTCTCCATCCGAATTACAACCCATACCTTGGACCAATACTGAGCCGATTCCAGACTTTAATCCATTTAAGGAAAATCCAACAAAAGAATTAGGTCTATATCCTACTGGCAATACAGCCCAGTTGCTTGTGTTTTTATATATATAATCCATATTAGAGGTTGTAACAGCACCCCATACTGTCACACCGCCTAAAGGGTCTTTAAGAGCTTTAATAAAACCTGTTAATCCCTTTAATAAATTAAGGTTTATAATTTTAGAAGCGTTGTTCCCGTTATATGCTTTTATTTCTCCATTAAAACATATATCCCCATCTACTTCTAAACCTTTATCTATGTGGGTTGGCACTCGCCCTACTCCCACAACTGGTTTATTTGCTCCAATAACAAGAGATTGACTTGTTGTTGGAATGCTGGATATAGCTTGGTGTCTTTTAAATTTATCAGCAATACTTAGTCTTACATCATAAGCCTTAAAATCATCAAAACCGCCGCCTAGAGATATTGTGGAGTTAAAAGCTCCATTTCCAACTGTAGCAGAGTAGACATTTTTCCAGGAATTCGTATCTTTTTCTGCTACATCTACTTTTACATCTAGTGGGTTTTTATTGTCTATTACTGTAGATGTTAGGCTTATCCTTGCACTAGCATATTTAGTATTTGTTTCTGTCCTATAAGCGTTAAAAAAAGATATATTTGGTAAATTATATGGGCTTAAATTAATAGTTTTTGTTGTACTTGCACTAAATCCCCTAGAATCTTGTACTGTAACTTTTATATCTTGGTCGCCTTTTAGGTTTACATTATCCAAAATTACGTTAGAGCCACTTTTACTATAATTACCAAGGGTTACGCTTATATTTTTAATACTTGCTCCATATTTACCACTAGCGTTTGTACTAACTTTTAAATCAGACAAAAGTTGGTAAAACGGACTAGAGCCTATAATATTAATTTTATTTTGATTAGCTTCTGTAACATTTACACTGTTAATTTCTGGTCCTGCGGAACTTGGTACGTCTATAGTTAATCTTTTTACTACATATCCTATCCTTGTATTTCCATCATAAGTATTAAGCACAAAATCTATCGGCATACTTCTCAAATTCTGCATATAGTTTTCCATTATTTTATCGGAATCTGTGTAATAAATATTTACTGATGATGTTTTGCTTATTAATGTTTCTTCCTTGCCTAGATATTTAATACTTAAAGTGTGGGTAAAGGAGCTAACTTTTTTATTTATCTCCACCTTTATCTTATCTCCAGCATAAAATCTGGTTATCCCACTCCCTTTTTCATTTTTTACATAAAAATTAGATTTTCTTGGAATTTTGGATAATGTAAAATTGCCTGAAATACTTCCTGTTGCAGAGCTTGACCAAAGGCTAGCTGAAAAGGAAAATGACTTACTTCCATCTTCATTGTGTTTTACACTTGTAGTTCCACTTGCTAATTGTTGTATTCCGCCATTTCTAATATCAAAATCTCTGCCTGTTTGAGAGTGAACTGTTGAGCCATTAATAACTACGCTTGTTTTGCCTGTATGGTACTTATTCCAAAACCCATAACCACCCTTGCCTTGTATATATAGTCTATAGTATACAGTAGATGTATTATTGGCTATGCTTTGGCTTTGTTGTCTTATTTCTAAATTTATAGTTCCTGTACCATTTCTTATACTTGCACTATATGTTGTCATTAAACCTCCTAAATATTAGAGCTTATTACTGTATATTTGTTGCCATCTAAATCCACTTTATTTGCCACATGGTAACCAAATTCAAATGCTCCTGTTACTTTTAAGTTTGGTGTTTCTGTTTGGTTATTTGCAAATCTTGCAACAACTTTTGTACCATCTGTGATTTCAAGAGCGTTATTAATTAATCTTAACCTTACTTGTTCGCCCTCTTTACCAATCAAAACTCCTTCTTCTCCAAAGTGTAGGTAGGTGTTTATTGCTTCTAAAGATAATTTTCCTGCTCCTACATTTGCTTCTATTACACTTAATCTTTCTTCTAGACTTAAAGCATTAGAATCTATAGCTGTTTTTAATTGGTCTAGATAGGCTTGTTGCTTAATTAAATCGACTTTATTTTGATTTAACTCTTCCGCAGTTGGATACATGGCAAAATGGACTTGCAAGTCTTGCAGGCTTTCTTCACTCGCTTTGCTATCTATTTGTTTTTGCATATCTTCTTCTGCCCCATACCAATCTAAGGCTTCTACATCTCCACGAGCTAATACTGCCCACTTTATGGTATAAGATTTTTCGGTTGGATTAGTTAAATAAATATATAGCTTTTTAATATCATCTTTGGATTCTAGATAATTAAAAGTTAGTACATATTTTGTTTTGTCTTTTTCAGACTGGATTAATTCTCCTAACAAGGTATCTTTTCCGTTGTATGCACTTAAACTTGCACTTTCTTCTAATTCTTTATCTATTTTAATTGTTAGGGTTAATTCTTCGCCTTCTTCAACTTGTTCGGTGTAATCATAATTAATCAAAAACTCTTTTATGCCTTCTGCCTCTTTAAAAGAATCTAACAATAGGTTTTTACCAAGTCGACCGCTTTTGCCGTCTTTACCTGGTTTACCATCTTGTCCGTCTTTGCCTTTTTCTCCAGGAGGACCAGGGGTAAGCTCTATTTCTTCAAGGTCTTTTTTTGTTATTACATCTTCCCACTTATCCCCTTTCCAAATCTTTTTAAAATGCACATCTCCATCATCCCATTGCCAAATATCGCCCCATTGAAGACCAGCTTTATCTGGCTCATCTTTTTGTTTATAAACCCCAATAGAAAAGTTTTTTATTGTGTAAGATGCTGTAGCAACAGCCAAGTCATCAAGCATTGCAGAGCATACAAAAGTTGCTTCTAATTCAATATCGCTTCTTTTAAGCTCTATAAAATGTTCGTTTGAATTTTTATGGTTTTCGTTCCAATCTTCATCTTTTATCAAAACTTTATCAGGATATTTAGAAATTCTTTCCCAAATATATCCATCAACATTTGCCGACTGGTCTATTCCTGCTTTTGTTAGTTTTGCAATTAAATGTGTATCTACAATGTCATCTTTAAATACATTTCCTGATGTTGATTCAAGGCTCATCACATAAGGTTGATTTTCAAAAGAATATTTAAAATCTTGTACATTTGCTTGTAAATTTAAAAGTCTTTCAGCTATTCCGCTTGTTTTTGGTACAAAATTAGCAAAAACGGCTCTGTCAATATAATCATTTGTGCTTGAAGTAGTTACATCGACAAGTCTTGCCTCTAAATATAAAGCTGGCGAATAATCGTGGTCTATTATTCTAACCCTATCTCCAATATCAATTTCTTTTGGAATTTGTTTTGGATCAACATTATAGGAAATTTCTGCTTCATTATTTTTCTTTAATTGTCCTAAACATTCATCGAAAAGTGCTTTTTGACTTGTAGCTTCTGATTCATATATTCTAGTTAAATACCTACCTTCGGTGTTTGGCTTTGCCCAAATAGCATTAGCTTCTCTGTCACAAACTCTACCGTCCTTATCTACAAAATATCTTCCATCATCATATTTGTAACCTTTTAAATTTGTATCTTTTTCAACCTCTTTATTTTCAGTTACAGTTTGAGTTATAGTTTTTGTACTTGGTCCTGATGGACTTGTATATCTTTCAGAACCTTTCATAATGTTTGCTATTTTATTGTGCCAATTTGGATCAGTTGCGTATTGGTGTACTCCATTATTATTTCTCATTTTATAAAGAGTGGTTTGCTTGTATGATGAATTATAATAATTTTTTGCTATCCATTTTGCACCATTTATTATTCCAGATGCTAGCCCAGAATTTGAAAAGTTTTTGGCGTTATTTGGATCATTGTCAAATGCTCCTATGCCAAAATAATTATTATATTTTTTTGCAATACTTGACCTGCCCCAACCAGATTCCAAGGCGGCGTGAGCTAATATATATCTTGCATCAAGCCCTGATTGCTTTTGGGCTTCCATAAAAACATTGCCCTGGCCATTAAAAGGACTTCCTGGACTTTTTGCCCTTACCCAGTTATTAAGTTGTCCTGCACTAAGACCGCCAAGATTAAAACCTAAATCATGGTAAATTATATTTGAGTTTGTCCAATATCTTCTATTGCTTATAGTCTGACTTCCATATCCTGAATTTCTCCACCTAAACCATCTTACAGGTGGTCCTCCCGTGTAACCATTTATTGGAGTTATTGCTATACCACGTCTGTATGAACAATGTATTATATTATTTTTGTCAATAACCGCTCCGGTATGACCGCCAGCTCCGCCACTTGCCCCTTGTCTTCCTGCAACGAAAATATCTCCAAATCTTATATCAGCCCTTGATATTTCATCTAAATATTTTCCTTTCATTGCAAAAAGAGTTTCTGTTGAACCAATATAATGATTTGATGGTAAAAGACCTGCGTGTTTTGCCGCAAAATGAACAGCAGATGAACAGTCGTAAGAATTTGGACCAAGTCTTGCATTCATCGAATACCTAACTTTACCTTTTCTTGCTTGAAACCAATTTATAAAAGGATCAAGCTTTCCATTGGTGTGTTTTGTAGAACTTGTATTGTCATTAACATTTACAGTTTTTGTTACTGTTTTAGTTGTTTTTATATTTTCTTTGTGAGGTTTGCCTATTCCAAGGACTGCTGTTCTCAAATTTGTTATAGATACATTTCTCTTAACACCTTTAAGTTCTTTTCCAACTTCAAGCCTAACAGCCTTATTCTCTCCTCTTTCTTTTACAAAATTTATTCTTTTTTCCTTAATTTCGTTTCCATCAAATATAAAAGAGTAGGAAATTTCAGCACCAAATCTTCCTGCAATTTGAACAATCCTTTTTGTTTGGTTCGATACTCCAGTATATTCCAAAGTTAAATTTCTGGAACCTCCAATTTCATCTATTCCAATTGTCCAATCAGAATCCTTGCCAATTGTTGCCAAGATATGTTCTCTTAAAGTTCCCTTCATTTTATGATCGCCTACATCAGAATTTAAAAGTTCAAGTCCTGCATCTTCAGCAATTATTTTTTTACCAAAATGTGACTCCTCTACTTCCATAACTTCAAGGGGAATCATTTTATTTTTAAAATTTGGAACAAAAACAAAAGAGCCTGCTTCAATTTTTTCTACACTTTTGTCAGTTTTTTCAAGTTTAGCAGTATAAATTGCAGTTCCTGTCTTTATAGTTTGGTTTAATTCGTCATCTAAAAGTTTAAGACCTTCTTCAGTCTCAGCACTTGCCACAGCAAGCGTTTCATATCCTCTATTTGTAAAAAATATCATTTAAATCTCTCCCTATAAAAAACATCGATGTCTGGAACAACATCTGAAGAAATATCAAACATAATTTCATTTTGACCAGGTTTTAACTTTACATTATCGGATCCAAAAGCAATAGGACTTAATGTTTCAATTCCATTTACATAAGCCTTGTTAGTTTCCATTTCAAGCCTTATTGTATCTCCAGCACTAAATTTATATCTTGGATCTGGGATATTAAAAACTTCTTTAAAAGTTTCAGTCTTTGGTTTTATATAAACCTTGCTATTTAGTCCAGTAAATTTTAATCTTATTGCCGCCATATCAAAAGGTCCTGGATTGTTTGCATATTTCCCAGCCCAAATAACAATATTAGTTGCTTGTAATTTTTTGTCAGCTATATTATAAGATCTGCTATAAGTTCTTTTATCCATATCATTGTTAAATATAAATTCCAACTTATCATCTCTTTTAGTCATAGTAAGCTTGCCCCAAAAATTTGATGCAAAATTTCTGCTACTTGCACCACTACCTTGAAGCCCCCTTCCATAAGCTTGAAAATTTACAGTGGTTACCCTATTGTTTTTGTGTGTAGAAAAAAACATTCCCATTATTTCACTATCTCCACTCATTACTCCAACATAATAAGCTCCATATTGGCTGTTATCTTTTATAAAATATGAGAAATATGTTTCTAATTGAAAATTAGTGCAATCTACTCCAACATCAATTTTCTTGGCAGGACCGTGCCAATAATATCCTTGGTTAGATGCAAAATTTGCTACAAAGTCTGTTGCATTGTTATTATTTGCGGCAAAACCGCTACTGCTTGCCCCATCAATATCTTGTTCCAAAAGCCAACCAATATATACTCCTCTGTTTGTTAGAAGATAAGCTTTTGAAGATTTTGATTGTCTAACATTTTTAGTTTGAGCGACTGGAAAAGTTCTTCCCTTAACCCAAGATGACATTCTTTCTCCAGTTTGCCAATAAGTCGCCCATTTTCCTACCTTTATTTTTCCATTACTAGGAGCTGGCATAGATTTATTTCTTTGGATAAATGTACCTGCTGTTTTCCAATGTGGATTTATTTTACTAACGTCATAAGAATTGTATGGGACAATATCCATTACTCGTCTATCAATCGATGTGTATGACCTTGTAGTTTCATATCCATCTGTGGTTTTTTCCTTTGTTATAACAACTTCTTTTATAGGGCTTGCCTCAATCGGTTCTCCAAATTGAAAAGTCTTATCCTTACTTACAGCAGAAACCATATAAGTATCATCTTTTAATTTAAAATCAAAGGTCGGATATGCATAATCCGACCCATTGTTTTCTAATATTAAGCTTGTCCTACCAGAAAAAGAAAGTTCCCTAGGCTTAATAGCATAGGAAACTCCATCAGGTATTTCTATATCAATATCAATTTTTGAAATTTCATAAGAACTTGGAACTTTAATATCCTCTTTTACTTTTCCTTTCCAATACCTATCAGGTTGGTCAGTAAAAATAAATTCTTGAATATCTCCAGTTAATAACTTATTTAAAACATCAACAGTAGCTAGAATATCATGGAGGATATAAGCATGTATAGTTATTATTCTTCCTTTTACAAATGGACCCATAGTCCTTTCAACATCAGTAACAAAAATCAAATCTTTTAAAGATTCTCCATCAACAATAACTTCATACATCTACAATACTACCCCCATTCTCCTATTTTCATAAAGGTCTTTTTTCTTTTTGTACTCATCAATTTTTCTTCCAAGCAGAACAGAAACTTTTTCTCCATCAATATAAACATCATCATCCTTTTCACTTAGGATTTTCAATAAAGATAATATATTTAATAGCATACTTTCAAGCTTAGAATCTCTGTTAGCTTTATAATCGCTGTAAGCGTTAAAATTTAAATTTGAATTAAGCTTATTATCTAAAATATTCTTATCAAGATTAGAAATATCTGGACTTAAATTAAGAGGTTTAACTTTAATATCAAATCCATCATATATTTCTCCAGCCATAGATAAAACATTAGATTTTACATCTTTAAAACTTTCAATCATAGACTTATTAAGTCCACCGATAATTGCATTACCAGCAGGGATCAAAAGTTTTCTATCGTAAGATATAGGACCTTTGTGGGATTTAATCCAGCCTGCTATTCCACCGACAAAATTTTTAACAGCACCAAAAGCATGTTTCAAACCTCTTAGAAAACCATCTATAATTGCCTTACCCGCACTAAATAGATTTATATTTCTTAAAGAATTAAAAATACTTTTTATATTATTAATAATTCCTGAAATCCTTGCCTTAGCACCAGAAATAGCACTTACAATTCCATTCCATGCACCTCTTAAAGCACCTAATAAAATATTACCAGCTGTTTTAAGTCCATTAAATATTGCAACAATTGTCTTTACAACTCCTACAATAATACCAGCGGCGATTTTTATTGCTGTTTTAATAACAGACCACACTGTCAATAAAATAGTTTTTAAAACTCCACTATGATTACCAAGAAAAGTAAATACACTTGCAATTATCCCTATAGCACCAGCTATAATATCTTTTGCAACTGTAATTGCTTGCATAATTCCTTGCCAAACAATATCCATAATTGATTTAAGAGTATTACCATCAACACCCATTGAATTAAACCAATTCTTAATATCTCCAATGGCTACTCCGATAACTTCCCATACAACAGTCATTAAAGATTGGATAGCAGTCCACACTACATTAAATGTTTGACCTAAGGCTTCCGTAATTGTTTTATTATCCATCAGTTTTGTAGTAAATTCTGTTAGTTTAGTTATTATAGGTTCAGTAAAACTTAAAATTTTATTAAATACCTCTCCTAAAAAATTAAAAATAGGAGTTAGAACTTGAATTATTAAACCCAATACATTGAATTTATTAGCTAATATTGTTATCCCTTCTGATAAAACTTTTCCTATAACTAAGGCTACGCCTTCAAGAATAGGTTTTAATACATTACCTACAGCATCAATAAAAGGTTGCATTTTCTCCATAAGTCCATCAAAGGCACTTTTGAATTTTTCCATAGCAGGACTTAATAATTCGCCTAGTTTTTTAAATATAGTAAATTTTTCTGCTAATAAATTAAACCCTTCACTTGCTACATTTGGAATTTGTTTAAAAATATTTCCAATCATTGGAAGTAAATTGCCCGTAAGGAAAGTATTAGTCGTAGTAGCTAAATTCATTAAACTAGGACCAATATTTTCTCCCAAAGCAAGGTTGCCTAAAAAATCTTGAGCAGATGCCTTCATAGATGCAAAAGAACCACTTAAAGTATGTTCCGCTTCTTTAGCAGTTGTTCCAGTTATATTCAATTTCCCTTGAATAGCGTGAATAGCTTGATATACATCTGATAAATTATTAATATCATATTTTACGCCAGTTATCTTTTGAGCATCAGCCAAAAGACGTTCCATCTCGGTTTTAGTTCCTCCATAACCAAGTTTAAGGTTATCTAACATGGTGTAATTTTGCTTAGCAAATCCCTGATAAGCATTTTGTATATCCTGCATATTAGTGCCCATTTTGTTGGAGTTATCAGCCATATCTACCATAGCCATATTGGCAATATCAGCAGCCCTTTTTGTATCTCCACCCAATGAAGATATTAATGATGCTGAAAAACTTGTTACATTTTCCATGTATGAATTGGCAGATAAACCAGTTGTCTTGAAAGATTCTTGGGCGTATTTTTTTACAATATCAGCACCTTTTGAAAACTTCGTATCAAATAATGTTTCGATACCACCTATAGATTGCTGTAGTTTTCCACCTTCTAATACTGAGGATTTTATTCCACTCGCCAATGCTTGTCCTACTTTTGCACCTATTGCAAGTTTTGTAAATGTTCCTAATAGATTTCTACCAAGACTAGCTCCTGAATCTTCTCCAGCACTTGAAGATTCTGGTTTTAATATTTTGGATATACTTCCCTTTATTCCTCTAGCAGAGGGTATAATTTGCACATAAGCCTTACCTATTTCAGTTGGCATTTTTTCCCTCCTTCATAATTCTTTCTCTTTCTTTCATAAAGTCCTCGCCAGATAAAAAGCCATTGATTTTATTTTCTAAATTATCCAAAATTAACTTAGGATAATTTTTCCCTTTTTCAGCATCTTTTGTCTTAGAATAAACAATAAGAGAAAGTCTATCTTGAATACCAGCCAAAAGAAACTGATTAGGGCTTAAAATATTATCACTCATTTTTAATTTGATCCTTGAATCATCTCTAAGACCGCAAGCTAAAATAGCTAGCTTATTTAAAGCTAGCTTTTTGTAGTCTAAGATATTATAAGTTTCTGCCAAATCACAAATAAGTGCATCTTCATCAATCTTTATCATCTTGGCAAGGACTATAAGTTTTTTATTTTAGGATTTGATAATATATCCTCAACTTCTTTTATTAAATTTTTTACAGGAACTCTTTTTGTCTTTTTATCTCTAACATAATTAATTAAAGCCTTTTTTTGCTTTTCTCCAAGTAGAATAATTAAAACTTTAGATAAACCAGCTCCATTATCCATAACTTTTTCTAAATTTTCTATGAATTCAAAATCTGTAATTATATTTTCATCAATACTATATCTAAATCCACTTTTAGTTTTCCCTTTAATCATTCTTTATCTCCCTTTTTAACTATATATTCATAGTGATTGTTACCTTCAGTATCTGGAAGACAGGAAATCGTAACAGCGTATCCAACAGCATCTTCGTCTGTATATTCAATATCATCCATTTCTTGGATAATTGCATTAGGAGCTACTATTCTTTTCATAACTCCACCTTGATAAACCATATCTATTACTAAAGTATGTGCTTTTGTTTGTTTCGAATTTGCCTTTAAGGTAATACCAGTTTCTAAAGTTCCTGAAACATTTTCTTCTCCATAAACATATTTAAGTACATCAACATTCATGACCTCAATTAATTTAAATTGTAAAGTGTCTTCTTTTCCTTTAGATATAACTAAAACAGTATCTCCACCCCATGCCTTTATCTTATCTGATTCTGAAGAATTAGAATTTGTTAATCCATCATCTGAAACATAACCTAATTCTTTAAAACCCGTCAATTCACTTTTGGCATCTTTTGGAATTGCTACACCATCATAGCCTACAAAAATCGCTCCACCTATTTTAGGTTTTCCTGTACTTGTATTATTAGTATTTGCCATAAAATATCCTTTCTCAATATATAAGTTCTAAAATCGCTTGATACCTATATTTTTTTGTGCTAGTATCAGTAAAATTATAATTAGAATTTAACTTAACATTAGCATCTTCAAATATCATCATATAATCTAGCAATTTATCATTTAGTTTCAAAGCTTCTGTCAGAGTTTTCCCATAAGATTGAAAAGCATAGGTAGAATGATTTATTGTATTTTTAACATAACCACCAGTTTTTTCAAAAATGATAAAACTGTCAGGCTCATCTTCCCTATGTTCAACCCATACTGGAACTCCAAGAGCTTTTTCTAAATATTTTTTAATCTTTTTTTCTATCATCCTAAAGCCTTTATAAGAGTATTAGTTTTTAAATTTTTATAAAAAGTGTCATTATCATTAGTAACAACTTTAACATTTGCCCTAACACTACCGACTCCACTTTTGGTTTCCCAAATTCCGTCAGCCCTATTAGCAACTTCTTGTCCGTGTTTTTTTAATTCTTCTTGGATTCCTCGGCTTTTTAAAAGTTCCCTTACTCCATCAGAATTTAATTCAAATTTAAAATCACTCATAACTTTCTACATACACCTTCTTATTCCAATCCAAAGGGATAAGATCATCAATCCCTTGCATTTCTTTTCCAAAAACTCTCCATCTTTGACCGAAAAATCTGACTTCTTGACCTTCCCATTTGTTTTTATCTCCTTTTGGAATAGCCAGAGTATAAACAGCCTTTTTCCCATAAAGATTAGTAGTAGATAAAATATCATCAGAGCTTGTAGGAGCTACCAAAACATTTTCAACTACAAGTTCTTTATCTTCATAAATAATACTTCCAAGCTCATCCTCAACAGGATTAGTCTTCGAAATCAAAACTACAGGGATTCCCTTTATTCGTGTCATAAAAATCAATCACTCCATATCTTTGTCTTTTAAGTCCAAGCCTTGAAAGCTCACTTTTCTTTATAAAAAGTCCACCACCAGGCACAAGAAAAGAACCAGAAAAAGTATATCCCAAAGCCGATTCAGAATATTGGGTCATTGGTTCTTGGTCAGTTGCAGTCATTAAAGTTCTTGCTACTACATCAACAACAACAGATTTTAAAACATCCCTATAGGCTTCATTTTCTTTTGCCATTTGGTCTAAATCTTTCCCAACCTTATCAGCTTCAGCTCTTAAAGAATTCTCTACAACAGGAATAAGCTCTTTAACCCTTAAAATTTCATCATTTTTTAAAGGCCTCCATAAAGAAATAACATCATCAACAGAGCAATACTCCATTTTATTCTCCCATCATAAGATTATATAATTCATCTTTTCTTGCTTTTGGATTATATTCAATTCCCATTGCATCAAGTTGGGTCATTATATCATCTTTAGTAATTTCATCTGAAGATTTTTCTTCTTGGACTTTTTCTTTTTTTGTTTTTTCTTCAGTATTTTCTACTTCTTCAATTTCTTCGCCAACTACTTGCCAATTCTCTCCATATAAAACATCAGGGCTAGATATTCTAGCCCCTGTTTTTGTATTTATATATTCAAACATTATGATGCTTCCCCTTCTTTGATAATTGCAAAATGATTAGGATCTAATATTCCCCAACCTAAGTAAGTTTCACATCTTAGATATACTTGGTTGTATCCTTTCAAATCTTTTCCAGAATTATCAGGATCTCCATATTTGATTACTTCAAAAGGAATTTGCTTAGCGTATCCCCATTTAAACATATTAGAAAAATCTCCAACAATCGCCTTATCTTTTGTGCCTTTTCCCACAGTAGCATTAACATCTACCTTTAATCCATTTACAGAACCAGGATTAGCTCCCCATCTTAATTCTGGGAATAATCTTGGTGTACCTTCCTTGCCATCTACTGTTTGTTTTGCCATAGCGGTTGCGAATGTTGGGTCAAAAGCCGCACCTGTTACATCTCCTTCAGAACCTCTGATTAAACCTACAGCACTTTCAATATTTTCATCAGGATTTTTAGCGTTAAATACAACTGTTTGAGTAACTTTCTTATCAAAATAATTATCTCCAATTACAGTAGATGCTTGACCTGTTCTTGGATTTATTCCATGAAATGCCATTAGGTCTAAACCTTTAGCAACTTTTTTAGCATATCCATCATTAAAAGCCTTTAAAATATTTAACTTATATTCTTCAGACGCATACAAAAATTCGTCTGTTACTCTAGCACCATATTCTATTTTTAATGGGACCATGATAACAGTATCAAGGCTTATTCCACCTTCAGATTTTTGTCCACCCTCTGCAACAATGTCAACTTCCTTATCCATAGAAAAAACAAATTCCTTATTTCCATTAAAAGATATTGGCATTTGTTTGGATAAAACAGCCAAAGATGAATTACCTTTAACTTTATTCATTAAATCATTTACTAAAATTTCTGGGAACAATTCCCCTCTGCTTAATACCATATTTATTCTCCTTCCATATCAAGACCATCAAGAAGTTTTTTCAAAGCTTGATCTTTTTCATCAACCTTATTTTCATAAGACTTTAGTGGTGGTTCGTAAGATTTTTTAGATTCTGAAAAATATTTAGCCATAATTTCGGCATCTTTTTTCATAGCATCCTCATCATCTCCAGAAATCTTTTCAGCAAGCTTTAAAGGCAAACCATATTCTAGGGCTATATTTCTTTTAACTTCTGCCCTTTCAAAAGCTGAAATCTTTTCATTAAGTCCTTTTATAGTTTCGTCCTTTCCCTTTACGTCTTCCAAGCTTTCCTTGTATCCTGCCACCTCATTTTTAAGACTAGCATTTTCACTTTTAAGGCTGTTTATTGATTCTACAAATTCTTCCTTTGCTTCCTCTTTCGCCTTTTTGATAGCTCTTTCTAATCTTGGTTTGATGATTGCATCAAATTCTTCTTGACTTTCAATTACTTTAAATTCGCTCATTTCTACCACTCCATTTCCCCGTGTCCGGTAATTTTATATTAAAAAAGTGACTGTAAACTTTTAGTTGACACCCACTTTAATAATCAATATATAATTTTCTGCTTGCTTGTAGACTTTATTTCCTTTACTGCCCAATGTGCAAGTAAACACGCATCCATCAGGCTTATATCCATATCATCAAATTGAGATTTATAACCAAACCCACCAGATGAACCTATATTTCTTTTTTCACAATTAGTAACAACCTGACTTAAAGAAGGTTGATCTAAATGTCCAATAGATTTATCAAAAATTCCCTGCTCCCAAAGAGAATTAGCATTTATAATCTCTTTTACAGTAGGCAAAATAATATTTTTGACCTTAGCTTCTTTTAATTCATCCTGTAAAATAAATTGCCTGCTTGCCCCATCTATCACAACAGCTTTAGGCTTAGTTTTTACTAAAAAATCAATTATCCAATTATCGCCATTTCTAACATTTTGACAATCAATAGCTTCAATAAAAATCATTTTTGATAAAGTCTTACAAGCTATAGCCAAAGATACATTTGTTCCGTCATTTCCATACTTTATTCCAACGTGCATTTCTCCGGTAAGAATAGGTAAAGACTTTAATTTTAACCTTTGCCATTCTTTTTCAGTTATAGCTGATTTTTGGTTATATGAAATCCATAGTCCCAATCTTTGTATATTAAAATCAGTTTCATCGGAACCAATCTCATCTTCAATAGACCTTTCAGTAAAGATAGTCCCCAAAGATGGATTAGTTTCATACCAAAGCTTGCTATCATGAATATCTGACATTTCTGGCACAGACCATTCTGCCCAATAGGCATTGTTTGGTTTTGAAGTTAAACATTGTTTTCTAAAATTAACAAAAACCATACCAGAAGATATAGGAGTTGGTGGAGTTCCACACATTATAGTTTGAGGATTTTTAGAAGATGTAACTGTATATTTAAGAGCTGATTCCTGGCCGTCAGTGTATTCTTGTGCCTCATCAATTATTAAAAGGTCAAAGCCTTCCCCAAGTCCACCAGTAGAAGTTCTTGTTCTAAACTCCACCCTTCCACCAGTTTCTGGAATCTCCACACGTTCACGACCTGTAGCCCTCAAGGATTCATACTCAATATTTGCATCATCCAAAACCCTACACAACTTTTCCCAAGAAGCATGAGAAGTATTAGTCCTATGTGCTGTATGATTTACAACCTCTCCATTTAAAAGAGCGTAAAGCTCTCTCATAACTAGGATTTCAGACTTTCCATTTCTTCTCGGCAAAGAATAACCACACTTAGTATGAGTCCACAACCCATCTTTATTAATGGCCAAGAGGTCTTTTAAAATTAACCTCTGCCATTCCATGGTTTTTCTTTTAGACCCTTCATAAAGTTCTACACATTTTTTAAAATCAGATTTCTTATATCCTTGACTTATCTTTTGGGTAGGAGTCTGCTTACCTAATCTATTCAATACAAACCCCTTTCAAAATTTACAATAAAAAATAGCAGTTTAACGACATACTTAGGTCAATTCACACGATTATTCTATTTATATTTCAACATTTATAATTTACATTCACACGATTAACTCACGATTATTTAAGACATTAAAAAAGCACCTCTAAAATCTTACACCTGCAAGTTTAGTTGTGCTTTTAATACCACATTATTTTGCAATCTTCAATTTTTCTTTTACCATCCCTCATATCCATCAATGCAAACTTAGCATGATCTAAATGTGATTTAGTTTCAAGATCATTTCCAACCTGTTTTCCTATAAATACTCCGCTTATAATGTTTAAAGATATTTTTGAGCATTTATCACTATTTTCAGGATAATAATCAGCTGAAATTATATTATTTTCTTTTTTTACGTTTTTTAAGTGAATCATAATATTCCTCCGCTTCTTTCTGATAATTATATTTTTTACTAACATTTATATGAGCTTCATCTTGAGTCATACCTTGCTCTATTAACTTTCTTTCATATATTTCATGTTTAATTAAAGTTAAATCATGTTTTTCAAAATTTCCTTTCATAAGTCTATTCCATGATTGAGCAATTTCAAAACTCGGGTCAAATCTTTCATTCTTTCCTCTGCCTAAATAATGTTTATCTATAAATAAATAACTTTTAATTTCTTCAATCTGCTTTTCTGAGTAACCAGTATTTTTTGCAATTCGTTTAACATCTACTTTTCTTTTTCTTATTGACCCATATTCAGATTCAGCATATTTTCTAGCTCTTGGACTATCAACATCAGTTATAGCCCCTGAAATACCACCGCTAATCTGATAAGTAATCTTGGATAATTCTATTCTTTCCTTAATTTTATCATCTTTTTCAATATCTTTCCACTTTTTAGACCATATATCCTGCTTTTTTCCATCTCCTGGATAATAGTCAACCGTACACCTACAATGCCTGTGCCTTCTGTAAATATCTTCTGGTACATCTGGATAAGAATAGGTTCCTACTATTTCTTTACACCAATCACAACAATTGCCATGTTCTTTTCTGATAATCTTAGGTCTTAGTCCACTTTTATAATGTAGATTAGCGTTCTTTTTAATTGTTTCATCTACCACAGCTTGGGTAAAATTTATTATCGGTTCATTTAATAACCATTTGCCATCATCAAAAGAATCGTATCTAGTAATTTTATCTACTAACTTATCAATCCTATCTTGGTTTAAGTCTGCTTTTTGAGCTTGAATTGATATGTTAGCTTGTTTATTTAATTGGCTTTGAACTTCTTTTGAATATTCAGAAACTAAATTATGGTTTCTTACCATATTTGGTTCTATTAATCTTTTGGCTATATTATAATACATCTTCCCATCTGGCAAATCTCCAGTTTTTATCTTATCTTTAAAAGTATCAGCAAGAATATTTCCGACTTCAATAGCAAATTCATTGGCATCCTTGTAATTAGCTTTCTTATTTTTCAAAGCTTTTAATTTATTCTTAATTATATGAGATTCTTTAGTCTTTAAATCAAAAGATTTTTCAATTTCATTGTATATACCAGGAACTATGTCCTTAACTTCTTCATTCTTCATCTTTGCCCTCTATTACTGGAGGATTTTTGCTTGCATCAAAACCAGTAAGATCAGATAGATTATCTTTTCCAAAAAATCCTGGTATAGCTTGATTAATTTTTATAGATGCATCTCCAATTCCTGAAAGTGTAGTTACATCTGGTTCAAATACTGGATACCAGCTAGGTTTTATTTCATAAAATTGGTTTCTTAAATAAGGATAGCTATCTGCCAAGCACCTTGCCACATATCCAACATTTAAAAATCCTGAGCCGAAACACCTTTGAGCCTTTCTTGCGGTAATTCTTAAAGTTTCATGGCTTGCCTTTATCGCCTCAGCTGATGATGGATTATCAGTTATAAATCCCAAATCATCTAAGGTTAGTCCCGTTTCTCCAGCAAATCCTGATGCTAGTGTCCTTAATTGTTCAGTAAATGGACTCATGGACTGTTGAGCAAACTGTCCAAGTTTTGGACTATCTCCCTCATCATCTTTGGTAAATTGTAGCATAGATGAAACTGTAGCCTTCCATTTATCAAGTGGCTCAGCATCCTGACTTAATCCAACAACATATTTTTGAGGAAAAGAATAAAACTCTGCTGTTACATCTGCCCTTTCAAGTGTTCTTTTTGCGTGAGCTTGAAAATACATTGAAGCTCTTGTTATTCTACTTCTACCGAAAGGTCTTACAGCATCTGGACGATAAATAATAGGCACTAACAAAGGAATTCCAGCAGGATTTTTCACACTAGAATAAAGTTTACCTTCCAAATAATATTCCGTCCTATCTGGTAGAAATATAACTTCAGTCTTAGGATTTCCATTTTCAGTTTTATCAAGAACTGCATATCCGACTTTCAAAAGTCCAGTAATAGGATCTATAACTCCAGTTGCTTCGCTTCCCTCAATTATCTGTAATCTTGGATACCCCTCATTTCCCATAGAAATATAAATAAAACAACAAGAAGAAATAAGGGCAGAAAGAATTGCAGAATCAAAGAATATATCTGGATTATTTAAGTTAAATATTTCATTCAAACCAAATAAATCATTAGAAAATTCTTTAAAAACCAACCTATCAGCCAAGCTATCAACAGCCTTAGCACACCAGCCAAGAGATGACCTATACATCTGCCTAATATGTGGAGGAATAGTTATACCAAAATCATGCTCCCTAAACTTAGAATCATAATATAAGTATCTTTTCCTAACCATAGGCTCAAAACTATTCAATTTTCTCCTTAAAAATTCTAAATCATATTCCATAAATTTCCTTTCTAAAAAAAATAAACAACCCGCATGATAAAAAATGTACAGTGGACGGCTGAACTCCTGCCGAACGACTGGGGCGGGTGGTATCCCCCCCTACATACCTTTAAATTTTTTTGGTTTATATTTTGTCCAATCAATTGACCAAGGAAGATTCCTATTTCCTATTACTTCAGGCTCCATGTTTACTTTATTTTTAAATAACTTATCAGACTTAGCTCTGTTACAACAGCAATGAGCTATCTGCAAGTTTTTAATGTCACTTGGATGTCCACCCTTTGATACAGGAATAATATGATCAATACAAGGAGCTAATGGATTAGGAGCTTTAAGACTTAAATCTACAGGCTTACCACATATACCACAAACATTCTGCGTTTTAAATATTATCTTCTTATTCCTTTCAAAGGTGGCCCTATGAGGTCCAGTCCTATCCAATCTTTCCTTAGCCATAAACGCTCCTAATTTTCAAATAAAAAAGGATTGCCATAAGACAATCCTCAAATATAAATAATTAATCAATAGATTCAAAAACCATAGTAGCTTGGATTCTATCTCCACCCATTAAGCCTTTACTACCACCATTAGAGGTAGAAATAGTATGTAATCTGTAGCCTTTAGCCGCTTGTTCATTAATAACCCTCTCTAATTCATTAAGATTTTTAGAACCAGTACCCACAAGCTTTTCTTTAAGAGAAACTTGTAAAACAACGTAATCTTTCATATAATCCTCCTATTAATTTATATAATAAATATATCAAAAAATATAAGACTATACAATAAAGTAAAACCAAATACCTAAGCATATCATCCAGACTGCTATAACAAAGTATAAATAGTATCAACAACAAGAAATATATATAATAATTAAGGAGGATAGCAGTCTGGATCAAACATTTAGGTATAAAAAAAGACAGGTTCCCACCTGCCTAAAAATGTTAACTTTACAACTCCATAGCCGTTATTAGAACGACTTATATTTTAACACTTAATATTATATCATCTAAAGATAAGATTTTCATTCACTTTTTGTTTACCATAAAATATAATTAATATTCTTTAAGTATTTTACTAATAGCTTTTAAAGCATGATCAGACTTCTTCCAAACAGCAGTTTTGCTTAGATGTAACTTTTTCCCCATTTGCTCCATAGTCATATCGTTATTAATCCAGATATGATAAACAATAGATCTATAATCATCATCTTTTAAATTTTTAAGAGCATACCTTATATCAGCATTTTCAAGCCTTATTTCTGTAATTTCCTTGTCAATTTCATTTATTTTATCAATAACTTTTATAATTTTTTCTTCCTGAGTAGACCCACCACCTTGGACTGCTTCACTATCAGACATACAAACCTTAATACCATCAATACTTGCTCTTAGATTATCTCTCTTATCCATTTTCATATCAATATAATCAAGGTCGTACTTGTATTTTTTTAATATTTTCTTTACTCTCTCCCTTTCAATTTCATTCTCTACTTCTAGCCTGCTTTTTCTTTTCCTATAAACCATCATTTCTCCTTATGTTTCCAAAAATTTAAACTCATTCCCATACTTAAATAAAAACATCTTCTTTTTAAGCTTGTATACATCAGTTTTGAAACCTTTTACATCTTCAACAATCCAAACCTTTTTATTGTTATCAAAATATTTAAAATCAGCCTTATAAACAACTTTTCTGATAGTTTTTCCATTATGAATTAGTTTAGGAATAAGATCAAAACTAGGTTGTAACTCCAAACAAGAAATAGCCTTGCCCCTTTCAAGTAGTTTCAACTCATTGTATCTCCTAGCCTCTTTCTTGCTATCAAACTTAATGCCGTCAATTTCAGTTTTTACTGCTCTATATTTGCTATACCTTGGCACTTTCCAATCTCCCTATTTAAATATGTTATAGCCTTTCTTAAATCTTCTACCTTATCACCTTTTTTACCTGCCCTAGCTATATACTTAAAAGCATTACCAAGATTGAAATTTAATTCAAAAGAATCAATAACATCAAAAGCTTCTAAACCATTAGCCTTATAATAATCCGAAAAAGTTATTCCCCCATGCACTTTTAAATCATAATCTTCTTCAAAATCTCCATAAAACTTATCCACCAACTCGTGTTCTTTTGGTAAAATTACATACCCGTTATACCAATCATTAGCTATATCCGTTCCTTCAAAAATTTCTCTAAAATAATTTGTCTCATTAATATCTGTATAAATATATTTTATCAAATATAAATATCCCTTATAAAGCCCTATATCAACTAATTTTGCAATCATCATTTACTCCTCTTCTCCTGTAAAAGGGATAATATAAATAATGTCATTTAGATTAATAATAAAATCATCTCCTCTTAAATATCCCATATCATCAAAATACATATCATTTAAACTGCCTTCGTAAAATATAGTTGTTTTTCTTCCGTCTTTAAATTTCACTAAATATTCCATTCAATTACCTTTCGTTCATAGCTCTTTTAAATCTTTCAGCTCTTTTCTTAGCTAAATATTCATCGTAATATCCGTCATTTTTGCTGTTTTTATAAAGTTTTTTATCTGATTTATCATTATAATTGCCCTCTAAAACCTTTATAAAATTATTAGGCTTTATAAACCAATCAATGGTTATTTTAAAATCACTTACATATCCCTTTAAAAATTTGCTATTATTAATACTTTTAATAGCTTTAATTACAGTATCTAGCCCATGTTCATTAATTCTTGCCTTTAACATGTTATATCTTTGAGTATTAGCATTTAATGTTTGTATTCTAGGGATATTTTTATCTAGAGAGTTCCAAACACTTAATATTTGTGTTTGGAAATCCTCATCATCAACATGACTATTATTAGTATTCTTATCTATATCTATATCTAATCTATTCTTATTCTTATCTGTTGCGTGACTGTCACGTGACATCACGTGACTTTCTGGTAATGCTTTTTGCTTTTCTCTTTCTCTTTGACGTCTTTTCCTAATTCTGTTTTGCTCTCTTACTCTTTCCATTCCCTCAATGTTTTGATGTTTCTCCCAATTAGCTATGCTTATCAGTCCATCTTCGCCAAGATTAATCATTTCAAATTCCTCAAATGCTTTAAGGGCAATCCTAACGGTGTTTAAAGGCTGATTGCAAATGGTTGATATCATCTCATCAGTGTAATTCATGTGTTGACCTATATAGACTGACCCGTTGTCATTAGTTTTTCCCGCCAAACAAAGGAGTTGTATCCATATTAAAATTATTGCATCGCCCTCTGGCATTGACTTTATAAGTTTTATTTTTTCATCATCAAAAATATTTACCGATAATTTAATCCAGCTTATTCCTGCCATTTAGCACACCACCACCTCAATTCCTGTCATTTCTTGTATTGTTCTTTTTATCATCTTTTCATCTGAGTTTCCATCTGATAAATGTAATAAATATATCTTTCTACACCTGTCTAAACTTGCAGTCCTTAAAGCTTCCACAAGACTTTCCAAAGACAAGTGATTTTTTACAATTCTATTTCTTAAATTTGTATTTATATTTCCTAACCTTACATTTTCATCAAGCTTAGCTTTTACATAATTACACTCAATCATCAGTACATCACATTCTGGTATCTTATATTTTAAATAGGCTGTATCTGTAACAAATACTAAAGTTTCATCATCATTTCTTGTTTTAATAAAATAACTTACTGGCTCTTTTACATCGTGGACTGCTTCAAAGGGTAAAATCTGTATATCTAAAAAAAATTTCCAGCAATACCCTTGTCCTTTATCATCTTTTCTGAAAATATTTAACCTATGCCCCTTTACCTTTAAAGCTTCTGCAGTCCCCTTTGTCATATAGCAATCAACCCCTGCTTTCATTAAATCTTTAACTGCCTTTGCATGATCCATATGTTCGTGAGTTACCAAACAAGCGTCAATTTCTGATACCTTAAAATTAAGCTTTTTTTGAATAACCTTATATGGCAGACCACACTCCAAAAGAAGTGTAGCCTTGCCAATTTTGACCTTGTAGCAATTGCCACTTGACCCTGTTCCTAATACTTCAATTTTCATTAGAATGGTGCCTTTTCTAATGCTTCAAATTCTTCTCCAAAAAAGTCTGCTTGCCCTTCGATTGGTTCTTCAAGGATTTCTCCAGTATCTTCATCTACATTTTCTGGTACTTCTCGGATTTTGCTTTCTATTTCTGGTATCTCTTCAAAATTATTAACTTCCAATTCAAGCTTATTAGCCTTGTTTTCTAATTCATTATTAAAAGATTTGTCTGTATAAGCTATTGATTGACTTTCGCTATTTACTATTTCAGAATCATCTGCAGTATTTACAAAAGATTTAACCGCCCTTGATTTAACAGTTTTGATTGCTTGTTGGTCTGGGAAATTTCTATGTGCTGGGGAGTTTCCTTTTGCAGCTCCCATTGCCCAAGCAGCTTTTATTTGCTCCATTGTCATATATTCTGTGTACTTAACTTCCCCTTTTTTGTCAGTTATTATTGCAAAAGCTCCGACAATATCGCTTTTCTTCCATTCAGCAACTTTTGGAACATATTTTTTTATTTCAAAAACACCTTTTTTAATGTTAAATTCAAGTTCAAATTCGTCGTTTTTATACACTGCATATCCATAGATTTCCCCAATATCCTCTCCATTTCTTTTTGCTAAGGCAACATTTCCTTGATAAGAAACTGATAGGGTACAGTTATTGCCATAAGGTATAAAATAGCATTGCTTTTTATCTGGATTTAATCCCTTTTGTGCCATCTCCATTACCGATTGCAAAATTGATGCAGGTGTACAAAAATCAATTATTGCCTTACCTTGATTTTTTCCACTTTCTGCAGGTTTTGTTAGCAAATATCTTGTTTGTTGTATAGCGTTTTTATAACTATAATTTTCTGGTAAATCAAAAACCTTGTTTTCAATCATTTCTGTATATTGGCTTATAGCTTGGCTTATAACTCTTTTAATAGTTGTTTGTTCGACTTCATTTTGATTTTTTTGTGTTATTTCTGACATTTCATTCTCCTTATTTTTCAATCCTTAAATTTTTATATTTACTAACAACAAGCCTTATCAATTGGCTATCTACATCAACTAATTCATTGACACTTTCTGCATTATCTACAAATATTGGTATTTGCTTTTCATAATGCTTAGATAAGCTGTTAATCACGTCGAGCCCTGCATTTATCTGTGCCGCACTATTAAGTGATCCATAAGGTACTCCATTATAGGTGGCCTCGGCAGTTTCTACAATTCCTCCGTTAATCTGTGTATCGAATAACTTAAACTCAATCTTGGTAAACAAATCATTAATCTTATCACTTACTAGATTGGTATAGGTCTTTATATACTCATCGCATAGGTAAAGTTTTTCTTGCTGGTTTTCAAATTCTTTCCCTAGCTCTTTTTCTTCGTCCATGTATTTTTTGATTTTTTCGTCTAGTTTAGCATTTAAACCTTGCTTTGATAATTTAGTGTTAAGTTCATCTAATCGTTCGCTATAGGCTCGCTTTTCTTCTAAAATCTGAGTATTATCTTCCTTGCCTATGTTTTTTATTTCATCTTCAATATTTTTTATCTTTTCTTCAAGATTCTTTATTTCTTCAAGCTTCTTATCGCATAGAGTCAAGCTCTCAACCTTAGTTATCTGCTCTTGAATTTCTTCTTTTTCTTCTTTGTGTTTTTCAAGGGATTTTGATAGTTTTTCAATCTTAATTAGAAACTCTTCTTTGTTTTTGTTGGAGTCCTCAATGTCTTTCTTATAGCCTTCTATAGCTTCATTAAAGCTCTCACCTTGCTTACTCAAGTCTTCTAAGTTTTGACTTTTCTCTAAGTTGAAATGCTTTATTATTTCTTCCTTCTTGTCTGGATCAAATTCTTTTCCGCAAGTAGGGCAGGATAAGCTCCCATCAAACTTTTTCTTTTGTATCTCACCCCACTTGATACGCATTTCGCTAAGATATTTTTCATGCTTTTCGATTAGAGTTTTAGCCCTTTCAACCTCTTTATTTTTGTCTTCAATAACATTTCTACAATTATCAATTTCAAACTCCGCCATAGTGATTTTTCTACCTATTTCAAAGCTTGTTTCTTCAAGGTCCTTAATCTTTTTATTTTTGCTATCTTCAAATTCAGAATTTATCTCTGAAATTTCATTTTTTATCTTTGTAATTCCTGAATATTTTTTATCTAATTCATCGCTTACATTTCTAGCTCCAGCGAGCTTTTTATCAAGATTTTCAATTTCTTTTTTAAGACTTTCTTTTTCTTTTTCAAGTTCGCTAAAATCATCTGTAGTTTTAGTATTTTCTAGCTCATCAATTCTTGCTGGTATCTCTTCTAACTTCTTATTAATTTTCTTACAAGTAGCCTTGGCCATTGCTTGAATTTCTTCTATTGTGTAGTTTGATAAGTCAAGCTTTTCAAGCTCTCTGTTAGCTTCTTTTACATCATCTATACTTACATCTTTTACTAGACTTAATAGAATCTTCCTACGCTCTTTTTTATCTAAGACTGTATTGAAATATAGAGGATTGGATAAAAGATTGAACTCATCTTCACTAACAATCTTTGATATTTCTTCCTCGTATTCTTTTTTCTTTTTTGGAACGTCATTTATATAGAAGTCAGTAGTATTTCCTGTAAAGGTTTCAATATTAGATCCACGCTTTTTGCTCCATACTTCCTTATAAATTCTTTCAAATTTAATCTCTTTGCCGTCTACATCAAAGACACCTACAACGCTTGATTCTAAATTATGGATTACATCGTTATTTTCATCATAAGGCTTAATCTCATAGTCCTTGCGGTTATAGCTATCCTTGCCCCACAAAAGCCAAGAAAAGCCATCAAATATAGTCGTCTTTCCAGTTGCGTTGTCCCCGCTTATATTTGTTACATCATTTTCAAAATCAATTTCTTTTTCTTTAAATCCCTTAAAATTTTTAAAGGATAATTTTTTAATTATAATCTCCATTTTTACACCTCGTAATAATCTCCAAGCATTGCAATCTGTTGCCTATCTCGTCTTTCTAACTCTTTATCTAATGCTTTTAAAAAATCGCTATTATCTAAATTCGCACCATTTTTTTCTAAATGTATAATTCTGTTTTCTATGTGTTCTGTTGTCCAATCTTTTATTTTTTCTTCCATAAATTCCATTTACTTTTCCTTTTTTTTAAAAAAGCAGTATAATTATCTTGTATAGTTTTAAATAGCCGATTTTATGTCGGCTTATTTTTTATGCCAAAAAAGCCATCAAAGACCCCATAAACATAAGCACAATTCCTACTACCCTAGTAATTTCATTCGGTCCTGCAAGTGCTAATGTCATGCATAAACTAACAATAAAAACTCCTAAAACCTTATCTCTTATTCTTTCCTTTTCTGGCTTGGCACTAAGTTTAATACAAACATCATCAACCTTTCTTCCATCTAACATTTCAAAAACTTGGCTTCTTTTTCTAATTTTTCTAGTTTTTTTATTCTCCATAACTTCCTCCTAATTTTTAAATAAATTTTGTTCGCCTTTTAAACATCTGTCTAGTGCATTTTTATCAATTCTGTAAATATGTCTTGTAGAGCCTTCCCTTTTGTAAGCGACTCCAAATGTGCATTTATTGGATTTAAGCATACATCTTAGAGGTTGCTCTGCTATTCCTATCATTTCTGACGCTTCCTTAACCCCTATTATGTTTTCCACAACTTCCTCCTATCCCAAAAACTTATTAACAAAATAAATTTGTCCTTTACCTGTTACCTTTGGCGTTGTTGTAATAATACTTACTCCATCGCTATTTATATAAGATCCCTTTTTCATTTCAAAAAGTCCTTGTTCTATATATGTTTGCTTAGGTTGGTTTCTTCTTTCTCCACCCTTGCATAAATAGCCTTTGTTTCTCATCCAAGCAAATAACTTATTTTGTCCTATCTTTTTATCTAGCTTTCCTTGTCTTATTGCTTCTTGACTTATCATCTTGGCAAGTTCTCCCATAAGACAAGATCTCTTTGATGCTGATACAGTATCGGCAAATAATACCTTTGGTTTGTTCCTTTCATTTACTGCCTCTGCCAAGGCTCTTTTTGCCTTTTCTTCTTTTAAATTAGTAGCAAGCATTATTAAATAATCAGGATCAGTAAGAGTTCTTTCTATAACTCCGTCAGTCATATACGCACCATGCTTTCTTATAGCTGGTAAAACTTCGCTTGTTACCCAATCAGCAAATCTTTCTGCCTCTGGTTTTCTGCTTTGGAAAATTAGTTTGTATAAGTTAGATTCATTTATAAAGTTTGCTCGTTGTGTTCTACCCATGCTATCGATGACCTCGGTAGTACCGACACCATCTTTTCTGAGTCTACTTTTTGCATCGCTTGGATTTTTAATTTCTAAAATCCTACAAACATCATTCAAACTAAAATAAGGTTCATCATCTATAACAGTTGTTCTCACTTCTCCAAACTCATTGTTTTCAAAAATTTTTAAATCTTTCATTCATTTTTCCTTTCTTTATAAATTTAAAAACCACAATATATAGTGTGTTATAAAATTATAATAACTATATATATTGCTTTTTGTAGTCAAAGATGGTAAAATTTTCCTAGTAGAGTATATCTTCTAATTTGTTAAATATTTTATCCAGAAAGGAGGTGCCAATTGAAAAGAGTAATAACCACAAATCAATCTTCAACTGGAAGAAATTTAAACTTTAAAGACACAAAGTCTGGTAGATATATGACAAGACAAGACTTCGTTAGGTCTATAAAAGCTGGCAATTACGAAAATTATCATGTTCGTTTGATAAATGGTATAGAAACACCTGTTTCCAATCCTGATAAATCTAAAAATAACAATTTAGATTAAGAAAATGTGATATACTCTACTTTGTAATTTTTATCACTTATCTCACTATTAGAATTAATAGAAACTATTAACCTATTTTTATTATCAGTAATTATAATTTCCTTAACCTTTTTATCTCCAATAATAATAGGTAAAGGTTCAAGCAAATCTTCAATATCAATTCCATAGCTTTTAACCAAATTCTTTAACTTATTTTGAGTTTTTCTACCACAAGCTATTTCTCTTTTCATCATTCCATCAAAGTGTGATCTAGAAATATTAAGCTCTCTACAAAATTCAGCTACAGAATTGAAATTATCTTCAATTAATTTATCAACCTCTATCTTTTCCAAGAATCTTTTCATTCATTCTTCCTCCTCAAACTATTATAAATAGTTATAAAATTATATTTTGATTAGCTTTACTATTTATAATTGTATTTTTATTTAAAAAAATATCGTCTAAACCAACACCAAAATAATCAGCAATTTTTTTTGCAGTCTTTAAATTCATATTGTCAGAATTTTCAACCTTGCTTAATGTTTGTTGGCTAATACCGATTGCATCAGCCACTTCTTTTTGACTTACACCCTTATAAGCCCTTAATAATTTAATATTGTTTACAATAACAACCACCCCCTTAAATTTTCTCTATCTCCAATGGTATAATATAAATAAAACACCAAGGAGAAAACAATGCTTACAATACAAACATATAAACTACTAAAAGACCTCAAAAAATTAAATAAACCAGTAATTGCTTCAATAGATAAAATAAACAATGAAGTCAGTATCTATGAACTGAAAAATGCATCTTCAATTTATCTTGGATTTCCTTCTCCACCAAAAGATAAGAAATTAATACACATATATAAATTTGACGAATATAAATATCTATTAGAAAAACATTACATAGCTATTTATACAAATCCCTATATATCATTCACTCATCTTGGGTATAGGATAAAGCAAATAAATGCTATAAACCTTTGCTGGCAATTATTTTTTTCAGTCATAATTCCATTTATAGTTGCCTACTACACAAGCAAATAACTATAAATTAAATTTCCTAGTTAAAATGCTTACACTAAAACTCAAAACAATAATAAAAATCAAACGAAAAACTTGAAATTCCAAAGTGTTTTGATTATATAAAAACCATGATGAAAAATCAGGACAATCTCCATAAGGTGTATACTTATCCCAATCAATAATCTGACTTAAATAGAAAAGAACTATAAAAATCAAAATAATCAGTCCTAACATCACAAACTTAGGAAAACTCCCCATTCCCCCCCTTTCTTTCTAAATAAACCTTAAAACAATATCAATAGCCTTATAAACTATATCCAAGCTTAAAATAACTATTAAAATCTTCAATAACTTTTCAATTGCTTTTTCATAATCTTTCATATATAATAAACAAGTGATAGACAGTTAAGGCTCAAAGCCCTAACTTATCTAATATTTTTAAGATGATATCTAGTAATTTATCGATTATCATTAGTATTGACAGTGCAATGGCTAATCTTTTTACTAAGATATCATCTTTTTTATTTTCCTTTTTCTTCACTTGTTATCCCCCTTTCTTGATTTGTTAATTATATAATACTATTTTAAATTGTATTTGTCAAGTATTTTTTTATATTTTAAATAGTTTTTTGGAATAAATACTACTATTGATAGTAGTACAATACTACTTTATGTTGTACAATATAGAAAAAGGAGGAAATATGGCTAAACTTACAGACAATTTAAAATATTACAGAAAATTAAATAAGTACACTCAAGAAGCTATATCTAGCAAGTTAAATATAACTACTTCTGCTTATGGATTTTATGAACAAGGGAGAAACACTCCTCCTTATTCAAAACTTAAAGAGTTAGCACAAATATATGATATTTCTATATCAGAGCTAACTGGAGAAAAAAACGACACAGTAGAAATGCTAGGTCAAGCAGTAACAATGAACAAATACCCTTACATAGACGATTACGTATCAGCAGGATCACCAGTAAATATAGAAGGTATGAAAGACGTCCCGAATATCTACGTACCAGACGAACTCCTTGGATCTTATGCAGGAAGCAAAAGACTTTTCTTTCTAAAAGTAAACGGAGAATCAATGAATAAAATAATACCCAACGGTTCAACTATAGGAGTAATAAGCTACGATAGCATAAACGACATAAAAAACGGCGACATAGTAGTCTACTCAACCGAAGACCACTCATTCGCCGTAAAATATTTCTACAAAGAAGAAAACAAACTAATCTTCAAACCCTCCTCCACCTACCACTACTATTACGATAAAGCCTTCGACATAAACGACAACATAAGAATAATAGGAAAAGTTGTAATTTATTCAGTTATGCTTTAGAAAGGATTTAAATTTGAAAGATTTTGAAATAAAAAAATATTTATATATTGATGAAAATACAATAAATTCATATATATCACAAATATACGAAGGTTTATTAATGGATATGAGATTAACAAAAGACTCTGGATCTACTATAGAAAATGAAAAATCAGAATCAATAACAAATAATGGTGCCATATTAAAAGGTAATTTGCACTTCATTTCTGCAGAAACATCTTTAAAGGATAAAACGGTATCAGATTCAATAAAAGAATCATTATCCAATTATAATAGCAAAAGTATAAGAAAAACATTCGATGCTTATTTAAAAATTAATAAATTCCTAGATACAGTAAATATAAGCAAAAAACCAAATGAAAATTTTAAAATAATTGAAATAAATGAAGATTTACAATTTATAGATTTTCAAAAATTAAAAACAATACTAAAAGATAAGTGCTTTATAGAAAATGGTGTATTAAAGAAAAATAGAAAACAAAGAAGAAAAGATAAAAATAATATTGATGAGAATTTAACTACAGAGCAAATTACAGATATGCTTAATTTAATCTCAAAGTTACTTCCAACAGATACAATTTTTTATAATGATAATTATATAATCCCACTTATTGAAGAGAACTTACTATGTAAGCCAAAACAAATTTCATATAATTTTAATAACGATATGACCGTAGTCGGCGAATTAATGGGGAGTATTGATACAATAAATAGCTTTGATTTAAAAAAAGGAGCATTAGCTGGAATTGAAACACAAATGAATATAATAACAGCAGAAGTTTTTAAAAGTGCTTTAGGACTAGATATTAATAAAATATCAATTTTAAAACCTATAATTATCTATTCTAAAACTTCTGCTCAAACAAATCATCATTCTTTAGATGACTATTAAACTTTCTCTCAATTTTTTTCTTTTGAGATTTATAACTCTCATCTAAAGACTTATACTCATAATCAATAGCTTTAGAATTATTAACTGATTTCATTAAATTTTTTTTAAATAGATTATAAACTTTTTTGTAAGACATAAAACAACACCTAACCTTTTTATCTTTATACCCATGTTCTAAAAAATATTCAATATTATAAGCCCTTTAACAAGGGCTTTATTTGTACCAAGAAAGGAAAACAAATGGCAAAAAGAAGAAAGCTCCCCAATGGCACAGGATCCATAGAAAGAGTAAAAAAAACAGTCCAAGGCAAAACAAGATTAAGCCAATACAGGGCAAGACTACCAGCCAAATACACAAAAGATGGAAAGAAAATCCAAAAAGATATAGGATTTTTTAAAACTTACAATGAAGCTTTAGAAGCCTTACTAAATTACAAAGAACCAGCTCCGAAAGTAACATTTAATGACTTGTTTATACAGTATAAAGAAAGCAAGCAATTTAAAGGATTTAGTAAAAACAATAAGCTAAGATTAGAAAGAGCTTTTAACAGATTTGAGCATTTACACGATACCAATATCCAAGATATAGTATATACTGACTTACAAGAAGTAGTTGACCAAATGGAATTAGAAGGCTACGACTTAAATGGAAACCACCACGATTACTCCAAAAGTGCCATAGAAAAATTAAAAACAGTAGTAAATAAAATTTATAACTTAGCCAACAAAAACAATATAATTAATTACAATCTAGCCCCATTATTGGATATTGGAGGAATTAAAGAAAAAAGAAATAAAGAGATCTTTACAAAAGAAGAAATAGAAAAAATGATATTAAGTATCCCTTTTAATAAAAATATAAGGCATATATTAGTTATGATATTTACAGGAATGCGAACGGGAGAATATATTAATTTAAAAAAAGAAAACTTTGACTTTAAAAATAATACTATAGTAAACTTTGGAATAAAAACCGAAGAAGGTAAAAAAAGAAAAATGTTTATCCACCCAAAAATAGAAACAATAGTAAAAGAACTATATTTAGAAAGCAAAACAGGAAATATAATAGAATTTGAAGGCAAGCCACTAGATTATGATACAAAATTTTACAAATATATATATTATCCAGCCTTAAAAAAAGCAGGAATAAAAAAGAAAATACCTTATACATGCAGATATACATTTGCAACTATAGCCCATAATTCCGGAGTAGATGATAAAGCTCTACAAAAATTAATGGGACATACTAATTACCAAATTACAGCAAACTCTTATATCCAAGATTTAGACGAATACATTTACAAAGAACTACAAAAAATAAATTAATATGTTTATAGTTACCCACACGTTGCCCACACCATAAATATTAAAAAAGCCATACCCCTTGGTATAGCTTAAATATGAAAAAAATAAAAAAATTAATGGTGCTGGTGGTGGGACTTGAACCCACACGTTCCGGAGAACAACAGAGTTTGAGTCTGTCTCGTCTGCCAATTCCGACACACCAGCATTAACACTACCTGATTATTA